TTTGATTTGTATTTCACACACAATCAATGGTTTGAACGTGAAACTAATCATGTGTTTAAAAATGGTGATGCGTGGGACGGCATAAGTCTTGTAAGTAAAAAGTCACACATTACAGAACGTGAAATTAACATGCGTTTCTTAGCAAACAAGAAACAATATGATGTTGTAGCAAGTACTCCGCACTTGTATGACATTGTGTTTATCAGCAAAGACGAAGAACATGCAGATGCAAATTATGCAAAACTGTTGGAACGTTTTCCAAGAGCAAAACGTGTACACGGAGTCGAAGGCATTCATGCTGCACACATTGAAGCAGCAAAACTATGTGACACAGATATGTTCTGGGTTGTAGATGCCGATGCAGAAATTATCGATAAGTTTGCGTTTGATTATTATGTACCAGCATACGATCCTGACAGTCGTAAAACTGTACACGTATGGAAATCTCAAAACCCAATTAATAGTCTTGTTTATGGATATGGTGCTGTAAAACTATTGCCAAGAGAACTAACACTTAACATGGATACAAGCAAGCCCGATATGACCACAAGCATTAGTCCACTGTTCAAAACCATTAACCGTATTAGTAATATTACACGATTTAACACAGATGAGTTTAGCACATGGCGTAGTGCGTTCCGTGAAACTGTAAAACTGTCTAGTAGAACTATTCAAGGACAACTTGACGAAGAAACTGAATTTAGACTTAAAGCATGGTGTACTCGTGGCAAAGACAAGCCGTTTGGCGAATTCTGTATTTCGGGTGCAATACTTGGTAGAGAATACGGCGAACGTAACAGAGGAAACCTAGAAGCATTAAGAAAAATCAATGACTTTAATTGGCTGCATGAACAGTTTAAGAGATCATTTCCACAAGTTTAAAAACTGTTTCTAATTTTTGTTGATTGGTTTTACTACGTAGTGTATTGGCCAAGCCGTTGTGTAACGGTTTTGGCCATTTACCAAAACTGACCCAAGCATATCCGTCATGTTCGTCATTTAATTTTGGTATAAATTCGTGATCGACTACGCATAGATACGTGTGAAAGTTAAAATGATCGTCGTTGCTAACAAATGTTTCTAAGGGTATAGTTTTTTTAATTTTAGGCAACGAACCTATTTCTTCGGCGATCTCTCTTTGTAAACCTTCCCATGGAGTTTCACAATCTTCGTTTGTACCACCAACTAAACCCCAGACATTATTTTGTTTTGATTTTGTGCGATGCAAAAGCAAAAATCTATTTGTATCTAATGTATAAAAAAGAGCACCACTGCAAATTATTTTGTTCATACTAATAATTAGCCGTCTAAATTAAAATACCAACTGCCAACTGGATAGTATCCGTCTACAGTCTCGCTCCATTCGGTGCCATTCCACCAATATTGTATACCTGTTGCTAAGTTCTGTGTGTAAACATTGTTTGTATTTGCACTTGCATCAAACACCACGCTCCACGAAGATCCGTCATATTCGACTATATCGTTTTCTCCAGCAACTAATTGTGTACCGTTTGAATTCCTCCAAGCAGCCGGACCGTATATAGCATCAGGATCGCCAATACTATCAAGTAACAATAATCTAGTGCCAGGAGTTGTGTCCGGAACAGATCTTGTAGGATCTATAATATAATCTATTGTACTTCTGCCATTGATAACTGTATTAGTAGGAAAACTATCTTCGTCCCAGTTAACTACTAACTTGTTATTATCTAACTCGTTTAATGCTATTGTACCAAACATAAAGTTACCTGTATCTGCACGTCTAGCATGTATTAAACTAATACCTGCTTGATATGTTCCGGGCTCTGCCTCTAATACTGTATTCCAATTTATGTTTCCTATAACGTTATTTTTTACAAGTTCAACACTACTACCTGATACGTAAATTCCATACTGTTGATAATTTACACCAACAACTTTATCTGTCACAGGACTTTGTAAACTTGCATTACCCGACTCGTTTACAACTTTGCCTGTATAAATGCTATCATCATATTGATTAATTTCTGGTGTTGATTGCCCTACCGAAATAGTTCCTTTTTCGTGATCATACAGACCCATAAGAACGTTTGTAATAACTCCAAGACGTTTAACTTTAGTTGGCGGTGAAATCCAAATTGGTGTTTGAAATGTAAGAGTTGCAACATCAATTTCGCTTTCGGTTCCTACAGGAATTGTTTTATTACTAAAATTAATATTAGCAAGATCTACAACACTTAAACTTGTCCAATCAACAAAGTTATCAGTTGTTTGTATTTCTAAACTTGGATTAAACATTACAAGTATTTGTTCTAGTATTTGTAATTTTTGTTCTGTATTAGTAGTCCATATATCTGCATTTAATGTTAACATATAAGGAGTTGGCATTAAACGCTCGACTGTATAATTTTTACCTTGTGTATTTAGATATTCGTTGCCTACTTCGTCGTATGCACGTTCTCTAATATTAACTTTGTTTACATAACTACTATCAGACAAACGAGGTCTGTCTAATTCTATCTGTGTCATATAGACAGCCATGCGTGGAGCACTAGGTAATTTGTTTTCACTGTTGTCTCTCATTATATGAGAAACTTGTCTAGACAAATCGCCATATGTAACAGGCACTCTTCTGAGATCTCCGTCGCCGTCTTGATAAGTAAATCCACTTAACAAGCGTATTACCTGTGTTACATATCTTCGTATCTGTGCATCATAAAAATGTAGCATTAATTATCTGCCTTTGGTCTAAGTGCTTTTGAAAGGCTCTGTCTTTCTTCAACAGTTTCGCCTCCGATGGTATTTGTAGATTGGTTATTAATAAACGCACCTTTTTGTGTAAGTCTACTATCGAGATTGCTTAGAGTCATACGTACATCGTCAGTTACACGTACCCAACGTGTTCCGTCATATTTAAATAATCTTTTTGGAGAAAAGTCTGTGCGTAAATAATAGTCTCCTGCTTGACTGTTTTGTGGAAAACTTAATCCCATTCCGTAAGGTGCTCCATTTGGCGCTTCTTGCGTTCCTAGCAAGTAGCCGTCATAACCTAATCTGTCAGGTCTGTCTGCTGTTCTATCACTAGTTATATCAAACCCACTAGCATCTATAATTGTTTGATCTGCGGTAGTTAGTGCAACAGTGCCATCGTCGTTGGTTGCTAGTGTGTAATAATGGCTTACATCATATCCTGATTTTTCTGCATCAGCCTCTGCCTGAGCAACAATAGCATCGTTAATTTGCATCTCAACTTCAAATGTACTTAAAATATCTCTAAGCGTACTGCCGGCTTCGTCTCCGGCTGGCAAGTCTAAAATGTCTTTGTATTCTTGACTATCAACTATTTGTTTTAACTTTATTCTGTATAAGTGAGGTAACCAAGTTTGGCTAAATCCTTCAGCAGCACGATTAACATCTTCTACAACATAAAAACGTTTTAATGCTACACTATAATCATTTAATGCATATTCGTCTGCTAAATGAGGTAACTCTATAACATCACCGGGCATAATTTTTCTACCAAGCGTTTTAACACTGCTATTAATGTGTATTGTCATATACAATGTATCGTTACTTAAAAATAAACCAAACTGACTTAAATTAAAATCGTTGTCTGCAACATTATAAATGCCACGCATCGTATAGATATCTTGATCATACTTGCGATCTCTGTTTTCTAAAAACAACATATCTTGAATATTTGTTTCTTTTACTCCGCCGCTATAAAACGGCTGATCAGCAGTACCTTCGCCTTCTGCAGGATTTTTAGGTCCTAGATATTTGTGAATAAAAATATCTGTACCTCCTACACTAAATTGTTCGTAGATAATTTTATCTAAGAATTCGTAATCGGCAGTTTTGTTTGGTCTATATAAACTAAGTCTTGGCATACGTATATTTAGCATAAATATATGTGGAGACGAATTATGGCTGACAATGGTTTAACTACACAAAAACAAGAAGTATTTGATTATGTACATGCATTTCTCGGAGGAGGAATGGTAGATGTAGAACTTGATCCTATACATTATGAAACTGCACTAACTAAAGCATTGAGTCGCTATCGCCAGCGCAGCGACGGTAGTGTTGAAGAAAGTTATGTTGCATTAACTTTAGTTGAAGATCAAAACGAATACATAATGCCAAATGAAATAATGGAAGTTAGACAGTGTTTTAGACGTAGCGTCGGTTCACGCAGTGGCGGCGGCGATGGCGGTACACTATACGAACCATTTAATCTTGCTTATACAAACACATACTTGTTAGCAGGCTCCGGTATGGGCGGTTTAGCAACATACGAACTGTTTTCACAACAACAAGAACTTGTAGGACGTATGTTTGGTAGTTTTATCGAATTTATTTGGAATGCTACAACAAAAAAATTAACAATTTTACAGCGTCCTAGAGCAGGTGAAGAAATTTTATTGTGGTGTTATAACTATCGTCCTGACAGTCAAGTATTAAATGATTATCTTGCCAAGCAATGGATTAAAGATTATACACTTGCTAGTTGTAAGTATATGCTAGGAGAAGCACGTGAGAAGTTCGCTACTATTGCAGGTCCTCAAGGCGGTACTAGCCTCAATGGAGCAAGCCTTAAAGCAGAAGCCCAGGCTGAAATGGAAAAATTAGAAAAAGAAGTTCAAGAAGCAGTACCAGGTGGTAACGGCTACGGATTCTTAATTGGTTGACAAATAAACTGTAATATCATAATATACATTATGAAGAAAAAATTATTAGTCATTGGCCACGGCAGGCACGGTAAAGATACTGTCTGCGAGATGCTACGAGATAAGTATGGTTATAGTTTTGAGAGCAGTTCACAGTTTTGCTCTAAGTTGTTTATTTACAATCAGTTAAAGGACAAGCATGGATACGCTAATGAAGAACAGTGTTACGCTGACAGGCATAATCACCGAGCAGAATGGTATGATGCTATCTGCGATTATAATGTACCTGATGCGGCACGTTTAGGTAGAGAAATTTTCAAAGCCCATGACATTTATTGCGGACTACGCAATAAACGAGAATTCTTTGCTATGAAAAACACCGGTGTATTTGATAAAGCAATTTGGGTTGATCGTTCAAATCATCTTCCACCTGAAAATAAAAATAGTATGAGCCTTGAACAGTGGATGGCAGATTACACTATCGACAACAATGGTACACTTGAAGAATTAAAATTCAATGTACATCAACTTATTAGTCATATCGATCCTTATAGTGTAAGAGATTAAATACGTAGTTAACCTCCGTTTCAGCCCGAATATATAGTCACTCTGGTAAATAGTATTAGCGAATACAAATCCAGAGGAGAATTTACATGGCATTAGTTTCCCCAGGTGTAGAAGTTACAGTAGTAGACGAAAGTGCATACGGTGCTCCAGGCGCTGGCACAGTACCTCTACTAGTAATTGCTACAAGAGAGAACAAAGCTGACCCAACGGGCAGCGAATCAGATGGTATCGCCAAGTACACTAAGAGTGCAGTGGCTGGCGATGTAGTGAGAGTGACGTCTCAACGTGAACTCACACAATATTTCGGTAATCCTATATTTGAAAAAAACGGTTCAAGTGTAGTACAAGGTAGCGAAGTAAGCGAGTATGGTCTAATGGCTGCATACAGCTATTTAGGACAAGGTGCACAAGCATTTGTTGTACGTGCAGACGTTGATTTAGCAGATCTATTACCAACAACAACAGAACCAACAGCAGATTATACAACTGCAAATACACTATGGATTGACACAGATGCAAGTACATATGGTATGCATG